TTGTTCCTGCTGAAATCGTACTCATGTTATTTCCTTATAAAACAACCCAGCGCTGGCCGGAAGAAACAGTAATAGCAAAGCCGCTGGAAATTGTGATTGGCCCAACCGAGAATGCGTTAGAGCCTGTGGGTACAGTATAGTTCTCTCCCACTGTGGTTGTGTTAACAATCAACGCACCGCTTGCATAAGCCGGGCTTGATACAGTTGTGAAGCTCAATACACCCGAACCGTTGGTAGAAAGCAGTTGGCCAGTCGAGCCATCTGTACCGGGCAGTGTAAATGTTACGTTTGTTGAAACAGTGCCGGGGGCTTGCAGTGCTACGTACTGACCGCCTGTTGTGTCTTCAAAGCGAACATCGCCTTGGGCTGTGACGTTGACCTGTGTAGCTACAACCGTGCTTGGTGTCGTTGCACCAACCGTGCCGTTCAGAGGGCCAGAGAAAGCTGCGGCTGTAAGCGTCGTGCCATTAAAGGTCATGTTGGCGGAGCCCGCCAAGTTACCACCGCTGTTGAACTGAACCTGTGTATCAGATCCGCCAGCCGATGCGCCCACGCGCACGAAGTCAGAACCATTCCACGCTACCAACGCCTTGTCACCAGAAGCAACTGTAATTCCTGTAGTGGGGCCGCTACCAACAATCTTTACTGACTGGCTCGTAGACGTGGCGTTGATGATGACGTAAGTCTTGCTGTAACCCGCAGTAACTGTTTCGCTGACTGTGATTGTCAACAGACTCGCGGGGTTGCCTGTACAACGAATAATCTGATACTGTGCCGTGCCCGAAGCGCCACTGCCAACTTGTGTAATGTTGGTGGCTGTATTATCGCCATTTGTGTTTGTAAGCGTAACCGCAGTTTGGCTACCGCTAATAATTTGGCTACCAGCAATTGACGTATCAAGATACTGCGTAATACCGTTGTTGACGGTGTCGCCCCATGTACCGGATAACTCGCCCTGAACCGGCAGTGCGAGTTCTAGGTTGGTTGAATACGCTGTTGTCATTTAAAGCCCCTAAGTCGTTGCAACAGCAGTCCAACCTGCCGTTTGCGTGTTACCGATATTTTGCCAGTTTGCGTTCTGCGTGTCATCAATTACTTCCCAGAAAGGCCGCGCAGTTACTGTGTCTGTCCCCGTTGCCAACTCTGCAATAGATGAAACAAAAGCCGCCGCTGCTCTTAAAGTATCCGCACTTACCGCGCTTTCTGTCACTGACGCGTTAATACTTGCACTTGCCGTAACTGTCTCTGTTCCCGTTGCACTTTCTGTAACTACCGAACTGACCGACAAACTGCCTGCTACTGCATCTGATCCCGTTGCCGATTCCTGTATATCCCCAAAGAACGTAAAACTTGACGTTGTGCTGTCAGTGCCAGTCGCAAGCTCATCTACCAAGGCTGCATACACAGGCGTACTAACTACCGCATCTGATCCCGTTCCTGCCTCAGTTATCGTTGCAGGATACGTTGGCGTAGCGGTAATCTCATCACTACCTGTGGCCGTCTCGTTAAGCTGAGACAGTATTACGTGCCCTGTGAGAATGGAGTCCGACGCAGTCCCAGTCTCTGCAACTACCGCATTCAACGCACCCAACGACGTTACATCATCTGATCCCGTTCCTGTCTCACTGACTGTGGCCGCTACACTCAGTAGCGCCGTTACTGCATCAGTGCCTGCGGCGGTTTCGGTAACAGTGCTGTCAAAGGCCGTAAAGCCCCAACCGCCTTCACCCCAAGAACCGCCGCCCCATGCTGACATATCATGCAGCCAAGCTGAATGTGTACGTTACAGATAAAGTGTCGCCGTTAACCACGGAACGATCACCGGGAGAGCCAAAGTCTGCCGCAGAGAACAATGTGCCTGTCGTACCGCCCTTAGTGTTATCACTTGTCAAGAACGCTCCGCCCACTGTGGTTGTGCCATTGATGTTAAACACTGCTGGAGAAGCTGTGTTAGTCACCACAGAAGGGTTAGCGGTTGTAGCCGTTGCAAAAGAGGCAGTCACACGGTTGGCGTTGCTGTAAGTAGTAACCTCTGTCCAACCAGCGTGGGAAGACATTGTGTCGCCAGCCGCAGGTGTGTTAGAAGCGCCAGCGCCGTACAAACCCAAATACCAAGTAGTGATTTGCGTGACTGATGTCAACGCACTGCCAGCCATGTACTGAAGGCCAACATTAACAACCAAGTTTTTGGAGTCGGCAGACCACTTCAAGTTGCCATCTTTATCGTGGCACTGAACGTGATAAACACCTGTGGCTTGTGCGGATTCACCGGCTTTAGTGTTACAGGTTAGTCCACTAGAAACAACGTCAGTGGCTTTAAGTTTTTCAATAGTCATGATGACTCCTAGTTGGAAGAACGAATTAACGAAGTGGTTGGGCCATTTACCGGCATGGTAATTGTAAAAGTGGTTGTCGATGTCTTGTCAGACCCAAAGTCCAGTACAGCTATGGATTTGTTACCCTGTGTGACGTTGTAAATCAACGCACATCTTGCGGTTATTGCGCCTGTCCACGAGATGTTTGGGAAGCCTACATAGGCGGTGTATCCTGAAGACGACACCGTGATGGGTGTTAACTGTGCCCCGCCAAGCGAATATGTACCTGTAGCGGGCACTTCATTGGTCGAACTGTACACAGTTGTGTCTTCGTTTAAGTCAGCAGAAGCCGTGTACAAAGCGATCTTAATAACGTCAGTCGTTAGATCGTGTATGCCTTGATAAAGCTCTGCTTTAAACGAGGTGGTCTGGGTCTGGATAATTGACATATCAAGTTACCTTCTGACGGAACTGACCAGAACGGTAAGCGTCTTGACGCTCCATACCATCACCCAAACGCTTGGCCAACGCAAGAGCTTCCATGAACTTCTGGTTGTACAGCGTCATCATGTCAGCCTCACCCTTCATGTAGGTATAAGCCTCAACCAAAGATGCGTACAACAACACAGAATCAAAGTTATCGCCTAGCCAAGATGTGAACGGTGCCACAGTAATGCTTGGTGGGTAGAAGAAATAATGCAGTTCTGCTCCGTATGCGGCGTCTGGTGTTGGGCCAAGAATGAAAGTCAACTCGGCTGCGTTGTCTGAACGTGGGCCAAACAAAGCGTAGTACCTTGGGATTCCTGTGTCTGTGGGCTGTGGGTATGCCTGCCGAATAAAGTTAACATCTTTGTTTAACAAATACTCGTACTCACCACTGGCGTTAATAATAGCCAATGAATACACTGCCAAAAAGTCTGTGGGGCACTGCAAGTACTTGTTGTTTGTTGTGGTTACGCCTGTCACATTTTGGCGAAGCGACGGAAACTGCACCGAGTTAAATATACGCTGCTCAGCTTGCGTAACGAACACGGGGATATTAGCCACGAAATCTGCTTCCGTGTTCTCCGTGTACGCTTGAATAGCAGCGCTGAGTGCGGCGTAATTCATGCCATTGGGCCTCTAGACATCACACCTTTGGTGGCGCATCCAGTGCCGCGCATCCTGATACCCGAGGTTTTAGTAGGCTCGTTACCAGCGGATTTGCTGACGTTGCCAACGCTTACATCGTGCGAGTCAAGCTTGCTGCGGTTTGGAGGAGTGCCGGGGTTCTCAGAGATACCTACAGGCTTGCCGTCCATTGTGTGTGGCTTGGCGTATGCAGAGGCGGGTAGATTGTTAATTTTGGCCATGATGTTAACCTGTAGTTTGATTTTTAGCGCGAGACAAGTTACGTCCCAAGCGCATACGATCATCGGTTGTGGGGCCACCAGCCTTGAGCTTTGTAGGCTTCTTGCCGGGGTGCATGTTTTTCTCGTGCTTGCCGACAGCAGCTTTAATCATCTTCTTGTCTTGGGCTAAATCTTTCTTGTCCATAATAGACTCCTATGTAACGGTTACTGTAACTGTACCAACAAATGTCGTTGCCACCAAGTAGTTTGGCGTTAGTGCAACATCAAAATTACTCGACCCACCAACTGGGTTCCACCCCCACTGAAGATCCCGCGAACCGCCAGTCAGACTGCCACTAGCGTTTACGCCTGCCGTGACGTAGGTTGTGTCCTTGCGCGGGTTACGCACAGCCTGCGGATCATCCACTGGGTACATACCCAACAACAACTGTGGTTGATCGGGATCAAAACACACATCACACACAAGCAGATTATAAATCTTTGTCTTCTGAATCTCTTTACGCAGTGCCGTTAATTTGAACTGTTGGCCGCACCTATCGCACATGGCGATACTGTTCTTACCAGAAGCAAACCGATTGCCCATTTACGTACCGCTACCAATAAACATTTGCCTCGGAACAAAACGAACCGAAGCCTTTTCACGATCTTCATCAGCAGCCAACTGCCAAGCTTCATCGTATTGTTGTTTCAAGACCGGCAGACGCTCAGCGCCATTCTCAATCTTAAGAGCCAAGTAATAAGCCAGGCCCGCCACCATACAGGGCAGGAAGCGGAAAGGCACATCCATCGTGCGTA